TGGAAGGTAAAGAATTGTAATCATCAATGTACGCAGTAATTTTGTCGTAAATAATTTTATCATTTGTATCTAAAAAATAATCCCGCTTCAAAAACGGGATTACCTTCCTCATGTATTCATCATCATGTATTAAGTTTTGCAGTATTACTGTTTCGATTTTCGTGCTCATTCATAGCCTTTACTAAAATGTCTTGGATAATAAAAGATAGAGTATCATTGAATTCTTGACTTTCAGTAACTTCTTCTATAGGTAATAGAGAATAAATAATGTCATAGTCTACAGATACACTATCATCTTCTGTCATTTTAACATCATTTATCGCAAGAGCCAATTCATTAAATTTTCCCTCAAGAATTCTAACTCCCCAATATTCTTTATCCTCTTTTACTAATTGCCAAGGTTCATACTTCACTTGCATTTGTAAACTCCTCTTCTAAATCAACATCATCAAACGAGCTAGACATCAGATCGCCTGTAGCCATTTGATAACGATTTTCAATAAAGTCTCTAAAATCTTTGGAGGTCAATACCGGCATCCAAAATTCTTTTGTGTATGTATCTGCTTTGCGATATTTCTTTTCTTCACCTTTAAGAGAATACCAACCATTTGAGGGTTTAACTACAAATCCGCCCTCCAATGCCACATCCAAAAGACCAGACCACTTACTAATTCCACCTTCATACAGTACTTCTACTGGGATTTTAGATTTTTCTCGTACAAATCTAGATTTCTCAACATTGATGATAAAATTGTACCCTGTAATTTCAGTACCATCTTTCTCCTGCTGCCGCCCAATAATAAAGATATTATCCGCCGAATAATATATTCCTGTGCCACCGGAAACGATCTGCTTAGGATATAAACCAATCTCAGCATACGTATGATTTACAACCACCATAGGAATATCTTTAATAGTCAAATGCGGTGTAATCATTCGGAACAAAGATTTCATCTGTTTTGCTCGAGTCATATCCGCGACAGACTTTCCTTCCAACGCATCATCAACTTCTTTCTTAGAAGCAAGATTGCCAACTGAATCTACAACGATGATAATATGATCACCTCTTTCAAGATTGTTAATCTGAGACATGATATCAAACTTTAGCTGTTCAATGTCGGTAATTGGAGTATGTAGAACTCGGGAGGTGTCAATACCGAAAGAATCAAAGTAAGACTGAGGACTACCAAACTCAGAATCATAAAACAGTACAACAGCATCTTCATATTTGTCCAAGTAAGATTTTGCCAACAACAAAGAGAACGCAGTTTTAAAATGCTTAGATGGCCCTGCAAACACAGTTAATCCTGGAGTCAACCCGCCCTCTAAACTTCCCGAAAGGGCAACATTCACCATAGGAACAGATGTTTGGATCATATCCTTTTTACCAAAAAATTTGGATTTATTTAATACTTCAGTTTCTTTAATTGTAGAATTCTTTTTCAATTTTTCAAGTAACGACATATAAACTCCTTATAATACTACATTATATATTCTAAATTTGCGCTTGTCTATACTATCTGCACTAAAACAAAGAGCGCGGTTACCAAAGCCGTTTTTAATTTCATATCAGAAGAAACCTCATCCAACGATTCCATTCTTGCCATATCTTCGATCAACTCCACATATTCATCTTTCGAAATGGTTTTAGCATTATATTGCTCCTGTAATTCTAATGCAATTTTAGCCTTTTCTTCTGCCCAAGGCTGTCCGCATTTTGCAATTTCCTTTAAGTCCATTTAAAATCTCCCATGTATAGTTTCTGCTATCAATTTTGCTTGAGCCGACAATACTTTCTTTTTCAAGTTGCAATAAGTTTCACTACCTTCTTTTTCTTTACTTCGAGTATAAAAATCCCCCAAAGTTTCGGACATAGGATTTAACAATTTTAATACATCTTTGGTTTGTTTACTTTCGGAGTATAATATAAACCACTCGATCTTACTTTGTATTTTTTCAATTTGTGGTAAATGCGGTTGAGTACAATTTAAATGATTAATTTCTTGTCGTATATCTATGCTTATTTTACTTTGGTTATCGTCCCAGAAACTAGGAACTTTATCTTTAATCGATGTGCAACCAATTAAAGATATACTTAAAAATAGTGTAATAAGTGTTTTCATTTATTGTATTCCCGTCCATTCTGCCAAATTTGGTGCGATCGTTTCAACAGAATCATCTTTCAATTTTGGATGAAAATTTAACCCCGTTTTTTGTTCAACTGCTCTAACAGTTGTAGCATACTTAGGCAAATCTTTTACAGGCAAAGGAGCATTAGGGAAGTCAAATGCGATTGCTTTATTAGTTTTCGCATCAATAATTACCTTCCATAGTCCTGTTGGTACACCTACTTCACCTTTACCAATTTTAAGATATTCGGCAGAATATGTCGTTCCGCTAACTACATAAATGTCCTTTCCTTCTCTTACCCAAGTACGTACTGCGGTTTCCAATTGTTTCCAAATGCCTCTATTGTGATTTGGAACTTGCGGTACCATATTGCTAAGAAAGAAACTTTCGCTCATGTAAATATCATTTGCGTTGTTATCTGCTCCTGGGGATAAATGTCCTCTGTCATATGGTTGCCCCGCATAATCGGATAATACACTTCTATGTTTTTCGGGCAATTCTAAGTCCGGTCTAAAATCATCTTTACGTTTAGCAGGCCCAGTAATGTTTGCCAATGTAATATGTTCTACAACATACTCGGCAGTCTTAGTATTGTATCTATAATGAATAGCATAATTCTTTTTGCATAAGTATTGAGTCTCTGTTAGTTTACTAACAGGTGCGCCGTTGAAAACAAATTGCGGGCACTTATCGTCGATAGGGTTTGCTAATACTGCAAATGGTAATAGCAAAAGTAAAAATAGTTTTTTCATCCAAATAATCCTTCTAGCGTTGCTTGTGGTTTTGCGGTCCAACCAATACCATTTAAAATTGTGGTTAAAGGTTCTAGGAAAGATTTCTGAAACATCAAATCATAATCTGAATATTTCTTTAAATCCATTTCAGAAGGTATAACAGTATTAAATGCTATACAATTTTCACCTATAGTATTGGGTTCTTTGAGGTAAATAAATTTGATCTTATCCCCTTCCTTTATACGTTCATATTTTTTACCAAGATCAAACTTGTCAAGATAGAAATTATAAAGAAGTGCGCCACGGACGTGCATGGGTGTCGCATGCTTATATATATTTGATCTGTCGGAGTATTTTCCGAGACCATTCACACCCCGAGGAAATGCAATTAATTCTGGAGCATGTTGTTTATATTCTTTCTCAAAATCCATAATATATTTCTGCACTACTTCCTCATCTTTAGTTAAAATTAATTTAACCGCGCCTCGTAGAGCATCTCGTACAGGTTCAGGCGTAGATGATCTAACAATCTCCAGACCCATAACCTTTAATTTCGGTTCTTTATATTGTACACCCTCATTATTAGAAACATTTAGTGCATATCGCTTCTTTGCAACCCATACGCCAGTTTCGGCAATTGCTTCTCGCTTAAAATTAATCTTAGTATCAAACGCATGCGTGTATCCTGAAATTTCATTGCATACTTTATTAAGTACTTCCTGAATTTTATCTTCGCAGATTTTATCAAGTAATTCTACAATTTTCTCAGATGAGTGATCTTTATAATACTTTTGTACTAGCGGATCTAATGTTATGTAACAGGAGTCTGTATCTGAATAAAAAGAATAGTTAAAATCTTTAGTACCACAAATTTTATTTAAATAGTCGTCCAATGCTTTGCCAACTTTTTGAATAATATATTGCCCCGTAAGGGTAATGCCTTCCGCAATATGGTCATCATAGAATCTAAAATATTCATTTGCCATTGCACCAAACAAAGAATTCATCTGAATCTTACGAGCCATCTGAAAATTATTATATTTGGATATCTCTTTTTGCCAATGTTTATTCTTAGTTACCTCGTATTGAGATTGTGCCTCAAGCATAAGTTTCTTATACTTAGTTCGATCGTCAAATAGCTTCTGAACAATTGCCGGGAATACTCCCTGTTTTTCCTTCGTAAAGCACCTTCCATTTGCCGTCATACAATACTTTTTATCTTCTAGCTCAGACAAGTCGGCTGTACCATTTAGCAACGTCTTCATTTGTACATCATAAAATTTAGGATATGTACTTACCAAAGTCTCAGGTGACATATTATATTGCATAATAATACTAGGATACAGACTTGTCGCATCAAACGATACTACCCAGTTATACTTACCTGGTCTAGGTTCTTGTACATACGCACCAGCAATACTTCTTCCTGTTTTTTCCTGCCGTTGATGAACAACAATATTTTTCTTCCATAGTTCATTATAAAGAATACAATCCCATGTTCTTACTGCAGAGAAAATATCAATATAGTTACACTTTGCATCATACGCCATTGTTAAGATGAGTTCAATTAATTTCATCTTTTCTTCAAGCTCATCTACCAGTTCAACATCTCGAATGTTATACTCTACAAATTTTTGCCAATCATTTTTGTAGAATTCAGTAAATGACGAAAATTCATCATACGATAACTTCTCTTTACCCAGTTCTACTTTTGCGATATGATCTAATTTGTATGATTCCTGATTGGTATAAGTAAACTTTTTATACAGATCAAGGTAATCTAAAATCGCAATACCCAACAATTCAAACGAAATATTTTCTTTCTTCAGTTTAATAATATTTTTTTCTTTAACAACTTTCCAGGGTGAAAGACGTTTCACATAATCTTCTCCTAAAATTCGAGTAATACGGTTACATAGATATGGGATATCAAAAAATTCTACATTCCAACCTGTAATAATATGCGGATGATCTGCTGCAACATAGTCTACAAATTTTTTCAATAAATCTACTTCGTCTTTACATTTAATATACGTGTGTTTTTCTGATTTAACTACATAGTCGTGTAGACCAAAGGACATCAGTTCTTTAGTATTTGCATCTTGAGTTGTGATAACTAACAACTGTTCTTGGGGATTTGCAACATCAGGAAATCCCAATTCGGCGGAAGTTTCAATATCCAATGACCAGATTTTAATTTGACTTATATCGAATTCAATTTCATCCGAGAAGTTTTCCGTAATATACTGATAACCGTAGTTAGTGTTACCAAATATCGGAAAATTTTCTACTTCTTTATATTTACTTACGTAGTCTTTTGCATCATTAATACTATCAAATTGAACCGGTTCTAAGTTCTGCCCATACAGCGATTTATACTTTGCTTCATTTTTAGATTTGACAAATAGTTTCGGCTTAAACGGAATTCTATCCTGAACCCGCTTTCCATTGTTAATACCCCGAACCAAAATATTATTACCATACTGATTCACACTAGTGTAGAACTTCATAAAACTCCTCGTTTATATTACTTGTCTTATTATATAATATATTTAAGGCTTTACCTATATAAATAAAGATGAGATTAACCATTATTTACAAATAAAATGTCCAAATAAAATGGGTTAAAAATATGAAGGCCGTGCAAAGTGGCACTTCGTAATGACATTGTCCTCGGTTTAAATTAAACCGCATCTGATTCGAGCACTACCCCCACACCTATAATAGCATTACCTTCATACGCAAACTCGTAGAAATACTAACGTATAGATTTACGGCATAACATGAGAGGTGTAAATGGCTACTGAAGAAAATCTAGAATCTATTGATATAAACCATGATGGAATTTTAGATAAAAAGGAATATACTATCTACGAACAACGAGCAAAAAATAGAAGAAGAATGGCATGGGTAGCGTTAATTTCCATCATTGTCACAGCATTTTCTATTATGTTTGTTGTCCCAGAATCAAGGATTGAACGAATCAGTTCTGCATTGGAATTGTACTGGATTGCATTGGGTGGCGTAGTGGGCGCATACGTTGGCATAAGTTCATGGACAAGACGAGGATAACATGAGGTATATAAAATATTGTATTTTTATAATTTTACTACTGGCAGGGTGCAATCAAGCATTTAGATATCCATGTCAAGATCCGGGGAATTGGAATACCCCACAATGCAAAAAACCAATATGTGAAGTGAATCGAGATTGCCCTGAACTAATTTTTAATAAGGATTTGAAAAGATGAAAAATAGCGAAAAATCGAAAGTATCTAAACCTGGAGAAAGATATACTGAATCTGAACTTATGGTTAGACTTAAAGTGTTTATTGGTGCGTGTTTAGCATTTACGTTAATTGGCATTATTTTTGTAGTGTTATATAGTATTATTTTTGTGACTCAGCCGCTAGATGCAATAAGTCCTATTGATAGTAAATTTTTTGAACTTATTATTCCCGTGGCAACATTTTTATGCGGAACATTGAGCGGTATTATGCTTGCAGGTACAGGCAGGGAAGCGGCAATGGCAGGCGCAGAAATGCAAAGATCTGCCTTTCAAGCAGAAATTAGTAATCGGGCCGAAGCAGAAGAAGCTGCGGAGGAACTAAAAAGTTAAGAAGAAAAAGGAATGACGTGGATCCAATCACCGCCTTTGCGATGGCGCAAGGGGCATTAAAAGCAATAAGATCGGGTGTGGAGTTCTATAAAGAATGTCAAGCAGCAGCGGCAGATGTATCAGAAATTACAATGGAGGTATCTGGAAATATTGGAAAATTTTTAGATGCCAAAGGAGTAGTACAAGAAGCTGCTGCTCAAGCAAAAAAGGAAAGTGAAGAAAGTGATGACCCATCTAAGGTGAATTCTCAAGCTTTAAATAATGTTATGATGCAGATGCAACTTGAGCAAGCCGAAGTAGAATTGCGAGAAATGTTAATTTATCAAACGCCTGGGTTGGGTGATATATGGAGTAGATTTAGTACAGAAAGACAACGTTTGTCTGACCTTATAGAAGAAAAACGAGACCGAGCAGAAAAAGAACAAAAAGAAGCGCGAGCTGCAGCTATGGCTAAAGCTGCTAGACGAAGAAGAAAATTACAAGCATTACTTAATGATAGTTCATGGGTTGCAACAATATTACTTGCAATATTTTTGTACGTGGGTTGTATGTATTTGATCGTACAGGATAGGATACAGCAAAATCCCGAACTAGGCACTTGCTTTATACCTAAAGGTAGTCCAACGTATGATTGGTATTCAACTTTACGATGGGTAGATTGCACCTAGGAAAAAAATGAGCGAAGAAGAAAAGACACCAGAATCAGAAGAGTTTAAGAAACAACTCCAAGCATTAAAACCAAAAAAGAAGATAACCATATCTAAAGATTTGCTGGAGGGAGCAAATAATTATGATAGCAAACTATTAGCTATAAAAATGGTTGCGGATAGAGAACTTGCGAAAACCGTACAACTTGTTAAACAGATGTTAAGAGAAGATAATATCTCTATTAAGAAAAAAGAACCTGAACCTGAACCCCCACCTAAACCTGTAGTACCACCTAAGCCTAAGAAAAGATTTTTTAATCGAGACTAGGCTCACTTCGAAGGATTGACATGAAAAAACTATTAGCAATTATTCTATTAGCATTCGCATCAGTTACATTCGCAGCAAATGAATTTAAATTCCATTTTATTGAAGAACAAGAGAGTTATACTATCGCATATGTTGATTCTGACTGGAAATTTGTTGCAAAAGAATCTACATATCAGTTATACTTAAATAAAGGCGGATTTGCTAAGTCCGATGAAATGTTTAAGATGCATAGTATGATTGTCTTTACTGATGAAGTGAAATATGATCAAATACCAGTACCGGTAAAGAAAATTTATAGTTTTGGTTTAATTGAATGTGATACTGCTAAGTTATATCTAATAACTGATTTTTTCACTGATGCAAATAATAAAATAGTATGGGTACAACGACATCAAATGGGGGATTTTATTACAAATTTAGATGCACCGAATACGCCTCGCGAGCAAGTCTTTATTTCAGTATGCGGTAAAGAAGCGATTTGATACTAGAACTAGGGCGTTGCCCTAGTTTTTTAGATTAATTTTTTACAATGTTTAATGTAGATGTATTAGGGATTGTTGGTTTTTCTACTGAGGCAGACACAATTTGAATATCTGATCCGAATAATGAGTTGTATTGATTTAATACATCCTCATCCAACTCAGCTTCCCATACAATATGCTTAGATTCAATTTGAACCTCATGCCCTTTAGTATAACCTGCGTATGGAATTAATGCCATAGAATGTTGATCCGGAGTCGATCTAGATTGAATCAACATAATCGCACAAGGTTTTTTTACAAAAATCTTTGATCCTCGTTTAGTGCAATCGCCTACAATTTCTTCACTGGTTATCAATTTAAGTAATCTAATCATAATGTCCTTTCAGTTGCGGGGGTTTCCCCCCGCATTTATTTAATAAAAATTGTTTTTGCGAGCCGCATCATATTGTTTTGCCAACCGCTCTACATCTGAAACATCTTTTGGATTATTACTAAGAATAAAATTTTCTAAATCTGAATTATAGCGATTCTTCAATGAAAAAAGATTACAAACTTTTTTAATCAATTGCATTAGTATCCTCTAATAACAATTCTTTCTTAGACTTTTTTCCTGTAGCAGAAACAATTTCACTTGTATCTTTCACTTCAATTTTTTTTGGTTTTTTATGCTCAGGTATAATACGCTCTAGTATTATTTTTAGCATACCATTAAAAAGTTCCGCATCTTTAATTTCAATTTGCTCATTCAAGGCGAATGTACGTGTAAAATTACGTGCGGCGATTCCTTTGAACAAATAATCGCTGTTGTCTTCGGAAGTATTCCCCTTAACAACTAATACATCATCTGCAAATTCAATCTCAATATCCTGTTTACCAAATCCGGCGACTGCTAATTCAATAGCGTATGTATTCTCACCCGTTTTCTTAATGTTATACGGAGGATAGTTTGGTACGTTTTTTGCTAGATCATCATGAAATTTTGCCATGCGATCAAATTGTTGATCATATCCGACAAAGAATTTCTCAACATCCTTATACGCTGGGCCAAAGATAAAATTACTAAAAGCAGGAGTTGCCATATGTTACTCCTTAAACGGTTTAGCTTTAGTTGCCGGTTGATCTAACCAGGCTTTCATACCGGCCTGAACCCAGTCAATATTAAATGGATTGATTACTTCTTCAATTTTGCTTTGAGTTATTTTTTTATTTAGATGACCAAAAGATTCTTTTACTGAAGAAACTACTGCATGCGAGAATACAGTTTGCGCATCCACAAAATCATTAAGTGGTTTTGCAAGGTCTTTATCCGTTACATATTTAGAAATGAATTGGCGTTTGCCGTTTTGAACTGTGTCGATAAAAATATCGGCTGTAATCATATGTGCTCCTATTAAGCGAGTTAAAAAAAAGTGCTACCCCGAAGGCATAGCTATCCTGCTTACTGAATACAGGGACACCCTATCGTTGTGCCAGCTTAATTCACGCTCCGTACCAAAGCGGTCCTAAGGTGAATTAAGCTGG